CTGTGATAGATACACTGTAAATTCCAAGCGGATAAGGTGCAACACCCATTATATGCTGAGCAATGTTCATAGCAGACGAACCACTGTCAGTTGCCAATAATAATCCTGATCGTAACGCAAACCAGACGGCTCCATCCGGTATTGTGGCGGTAGTCACGTGGAAAAATACTTGACCTGACTGCTGTCCAAACGGATAGACAAAATGTCCACCCACTTGTGTGTTGGCACCGTAAGCCCCAGCTCCGTTGTAAGTCAAACCCACGATGGGATTGACAGGCAACGTGCCATAACGGTTCAACATTGATACTTGACCGCCTAACGGTAGACTGGCCACTGGACTCCTCCAGGTTAGAGTATTCATGTAGAGCTGATATTTGAGGTACATCATTTCGAGACATCCTCCCATATTCTCAGGTCCAGTCAAAGCCGTCATCACCGCGTCGTTGGTATAAAACCCCAACTTAGTGACTTGTGACGGTCTGATATTACCAGCATTGGCGATAATCGCGGCTAACACCGTATAATCTGCAGTCGGGGACATTTCCGTAGGCTCAGACCGCATAATATCTGCGGCTCCCCTGACTGGGGGGTACACAGTGTTAGGGACCCAGTTTCCACCGACAGGGTCCCATACCTTAGTGGGGAATAACAGTGATTCAGGTGCATAATCTGTCAGCGACGCAGACACAGTAGCATCCGTGGCCTGACCTGCGCCTCTAAACGCCATAGCTCTACTAGTTTGCTGGAATTGCGAACCTTGACGTTGACGCACGCCTGCTTGGCGGATGTAGTCATCGTTCGGATCACAGATTTTCGCAGGCAATTCACCCGCAGACTCAAACAACTCCTTGATACCGCTGTTTCCGCTTGTAATATCTGACATCGTCTTTGGCCAAAAGGTTGAAGCCATCTGCTCATTCCCATATGCATTGAAACTACCACATTTGGGTTTATCACTCATGTCAATCAGTTCAACCACGTCTACATCGTCAGACTCAGTCCATTCACCATGTGAGCCACTTAACTGTGGAGTTCTAAGAGGCTGTCGTGCCCATGGTTTGGCTGAACACTTCAAAGTGCCGCTGTTCATTATTTTAGCACAAGTTTCTGCGAAATGTTCACTGTCTTCATCAAACCCGTTTTGTAACATGATTTGTCTGACTACATCACTAGCGTACTCAACGGTTTCCTCACTAGAGGCAGGAATAGCAGTACTTTTATGGTTCATCGCATGATGGTATTCCTCTATGTCTTTGGTCTCACAGTCTGCTGCCAGGTGCGTAACATTACCTTCGGAACTGAAAACAGATTTGGAAG